ATATTACTCAAGATATTGAGCATGTCATTTATTCTATCGGTGATAATCCTAATAAAGGTATACTAGATATAACAATAGATAGTATTACTTCTGATGAGGGGTTAGCCACTCCATACGGATTAGCAGAGGTTGAACTAACAATAGTCTATAGATTAGACGGATAAGGAGAAAGGGATGGCATCTCTTAATTTACAAAGAAACTCTGAGGTCTTTATGTCCACTGTTGACCTGGTGAACGGTGCGGCTGTTACTGCTATGACTCCAGAAAACACTTGGAAACTTGAAGTGTTAGCTGGTTTTGCCGTTACATCAACTGCTGCTACTCAGGACATTACAAGCCTCGAATCAGGAACAAACCCTGATCGTTCACAGCAGCGCTTTAATACTGCTATTAACCCAGTAGACTGGAATCTTCAGGTTTACCTTCGTCCAACCGGTGTTGTAACTGGTGCTGCCGCAGACTCAACTGATGCAGGATCAACACAAACTGGTAACGTAAAGCCAGTTGCTGACTGGTTTATGTGGCAGTCGATGGTATCTAACACAAAAGTTGCGTCAGGTGTAACTGAGCAATCTGTTTGGGAAACAGGCGGAAGACTTCGCACTGTAAACGTTGCTGCTGGTACAGGATCACACTCAACTCGTTCAAACTTCTCAACAGCTGTTGAAAACCATATGTATTTTAAACTTGATAACGTAATTTTCCAGGTTTCAAATGCTACTGTTAATCAGGCAACTGTTGATGCAGGTATTGAAGAAATTGCTACCACAACTTGGACTGGTTTTGGTACAACAATGAAAGAACTAACAGGTACTCCACGTGATAATGCTGTTTCAGTATTTGGTGGTATTCTAAATGATGGTTCTTCCGTTACAGCTAACTCAAATGCGAGTGAAGCTACAGTAACAGCTCACTATCATCCATATAACCAGATGAATGTTGCTGGTTCTGTTGGAACTAACTCATTCATTAAGAATCGTTTGAGTGCTATTGAGTTCCATCATCAGCCTTCAGCTGGTGGAGCAGATGTTAAGTATACGTTCCCAGTTACAGCTCTTAGCTTTGACTATAATAACAACATTACCTACTTAACACCAGAAGAACTTGCAAATCTGAATGAGCCAATTGGTCAGTTTACTGGCACACGTGCTGTAACAGGTTCTGCTACAATGTATCTTCGTTCTGGCGATAATGAGTCAGCTCAGTTTATTAGAAATATTCAAAATGACTCTCGTACAGCTTCTGCACAAACTTCAAACGCTAACCTGATCGTCGGTGGAGCAACAGCACCATATGTTGCTTTCCAGCTTGATGCGTGTCAGTTTGAATTTCCAGCAATCGCTGTTGAAGACGTCATTTCAATGACAGTTAACTTTGTTGGTCAGGAAACTTCTGCTAACAAAGGCAATGGTGGTGAAGTAACCATCTTTGCTGCTAAATCTTAATTATTAAGTGTTTCTGAGGGGGAACACTAACACTTTTTACCAGAAGAGTGCCCATTACTTGCAAATCAAGGTTCCCCCTCACCTTTGAGAAGCAGATATGTGATGGGCACTCGTATTTTACGAGGGGAAATAATGAGTAAAATCAAAAATCTAATTGCGAAAGAAACTACAAGCTGGATTCCTTTTCCAGATGTTGATGGTTTTGAAGTACATCTTTGTTTTTTAACTAGAGAAGACCTGTTAAAGATTCGCAACCAATCACTAACATTCAAGTTCAATAAACGTACTCGTCAACGCGAAGAAGAAATCGATAATGATCGTTTTCTAGAAGCCTATGCGGGCAAAGCTATTATGGGCTGGCGAGGATTAAAGATCAAACACTTACCTATGCTACTTCCAGTTGATATTTCAGGTGCTGACGGAAATGAAGAAGTTGAATACTCAGAAGAAGAAGCAATTGACTTGCTTAAGTCTTCTACGGTATTTGACCAATTTATCACAGATGCTATGAATGACTTTGAGCAGTTTTCAAAAAAGAAAGCTGACGAAGCAGCAAAAAACTAACTGAATACCTCCAGAACTCTTTACACGCTGGGGGTATGAACGCTGAACAGTATATTGATATGTGTG